CGAAAATTGAAGTTTGACTTGTTTTGTCCTTCAGGTTCTGTAAACAATCCCAACTTGCTTTGCTTTTGAAATTCCGTAAATGGTTTTTCTGTTCGAATGTCGAGGCGTCACTTGCTCTACCTTCCTGATTCTGTGAACATCAATTTCCCAATTTTGTGCAAATTTTTGTAGTTTTTAATCATACCAATTAATTGATTGTACTCAGATTCCACGTGCTCCACCGTGCATTCGTAAATTTTTGCTGTATAGAAGAAACATGTATTGATGTCATACCATCTCTCAAGTTTTAACGGCATCTTGTACTCATCAACTATTTCTTCTGTTTGAGGAGTTGATCCTATCATCACCAAATACGACATGGCTCTCATCTTAAGGTTTTCTGTGGTTGTGTTTCCGCTTCCATTCAAAACCTCAAATCTTCTTCTTAATCTTATAATGTCTGGCCCTGATTCCATGGTGTTATTGATAGATTTGTAAACTACAGTCCTCAAGAAATTACCTGCTTCGTAGCTGATCCGCGGTTTTGAAACCATGTTGAAATGGCGGGCACTGTTCATGGACACGTCTGAATTGGTAAATTTTGTTTCAGCGACTGTGATGTTGTCATCGCCTAACACCATCATCAATCTCAAGGAATTGCCGGCTTTAATCACGAGATTGCTGTGCACTAACAAATTGACTATGGTGTTGCCTATAGACGTGCTGGCTTGGCCAGTGTGCCTCATTGCGTCACCAACCAGTTTCAGTCCTATCCCTTTTGCGCGCCATTTTTTGTGCACCACGTGCCACATATCAATGGTTTGACTGTTAGCACCAAGGGCTTTGTATATTTCCATTTCAGTGTCTATTAGTATACTATCTGTTTGCCTGTCTTGCTTGGACAAATCATCCTCTATTATCTGACAGCGTTCAACTCCTGACACTTGATTGAACATAGCTGATATTTGACGTGGTGACAATCCATCTGCATACACTACGTCGGGTCTGAGCCATCTTTTAAGTACGTCTTTTAGTCTTAAGAAAATTGGCGAGAATATGGCAGCTATTCCTTTCATTTGCCACACTATTAGTCTCACTCTCTGTTCCTCTATAGTTTCGGGCATACCATTGCCAGGTTCCAACCCGCAACATAAGCTTTTAACCACCACGTCTTTCATCCTCGATTCCAGCTTTAAGTGTATGTTCACTCTGCTCATGTCAGTTATGTCGAACCCGTCTTGGATCAGCTTGTCAATATCTTTCCTGATTGCTATGCTATCTGGTCTAGTTTTGAGCCATTGCGCAGTTAATTGTGGGTCTATTGTGATATTCATTGGCTCAAAACTTGAGGTCATGTAAGTGGAGATAAAAAGCTTGCAATCCTGTGCGGGATTTCTGCTCACTTGGCGAACATTCCACTTGGTTCCCAAGAGTCCGCTCACGGCTTGGAATCCTGCATTTTCGCGCATGCAATAATTTGGCTGCCCGTGTGATGGGATTTCACTGTATGTACCTTTAGTTATCTGCTTGATCCCTTCAAATGTGTTGTTTCGCCGCAGATGAATGTCAATCTTAGGTAAGTCTAAATTGCCTGGTATCATTGCCGTTTCATCACTCCAGTAATTCATCACTTGTGCTGGAATAATTTGTTTAACGACCTCAGTAGTTATTGGTACTGATATATCGCTAGTGCCGATCAATATCGGGTTCTGACCATCCTCGGCCTTACCTTCATAAATCAAATGTGTATATCCATCACTGAAATTGTCTATACATCCGAGTGACATCAAATTTGCGTCGGGAACTTCCCCTTGCTCCGTGCCATGTATGTCTAAACCAGTTTCTTTTTCTTTCATTATGCTGAATTTGTTCATTCCTTCTATAGCCTGCATGCTCAAATCATCGACTGTGTTAACTGTATCAAGTGTGTTATCTGGTTTCACATCACCTCCCACCTGCTCTGCAATTAAGGAAATAAACTCGTCACAGTTATGATATGACATTGCTCGAATCGCTACCACAGGTTCTTCAAGATCATAAGCGGAGATGGTCAACCTATAACGCGAACTGGCTGCAAGTGCCATGTTACTAAGTTCATTGATTTTGGTTATACTGCCGCCATCACCTTCCCACTCGGTAGCACTCAGCCGTTTCACAGATTCGGCGTGATTAAGCTTATTCACTACTGCTGGTTCTCTGGGGCACAGCATGTTGTCAATAGCCCTCCAATTTACTAGCGACCATTTCTTGACCATGTCAAGCGTGTCAAAGCGAGGCTCAGACGTGTATAAGTGTATCAATTTGTCCAACTTCCTTTGGACGACTTCGTATGTTTGGCAGGGTTTCACTACTGGATAACAGTTCTGCATTCCGCAAACCAAAGGTCCTCTTTTAATTCGCATAGCTGATATCACTTCATCGTCTGGAATGGATGATTTGTTCAACAATATTATCGTTGATTTGCCTTTCACGATTAAATCTTTGTATGGCCTTAAATGATGGTTGTCACCATCCCAGTCAGCGATAATTACAGTCTCCGCGGTGGGATTTATGTTAAAGCCCATATGCTCGGAGTATTTTCGGCACAACGCTTTTGTTTCATTGTTTAAATATCCGGTTTCCCCAAGCTTCTTTGTAATGGGTGGCTGACCCGTGTTTTGTAGGCGCATGTTGGTGTTAAGGTATCCAGTGCAGTCTGAAGTCATGTCTACAAATTGCCACCCTTGTCTGTGTTTTCTTGACACTTGCAGTACTGCGTTACATGATGGATCAAACGTGTAAATGACGGTCCGGTCTTTATTGGGTAATTTCAATATGGATTTTCCGTCAGTAGTTTTCAAGGCTTCGGCCAAACCTAATCCGCCTCTTCTTTTAGCGATTATATCAAATCTTGGCCCTGGATTTAGATTATGGATTTCATTGTCGCTCTGCATGTAAGGTCCGCATATCGGTAGATCTTCCAATTCTGTCTTCAACACTCTAGCCATTTTGTTCATTACTACCAGGTGTGCCGGTCCTGACGACGGTATGATTCTGACGTGATTAACATCTTGACCGTCAGCAACATTGCATATTGGCCTTGTCAACCCGTCAATAAGTATAGGTATTCCCAATAGCATGGCTGTGTTTATTATCATTTCCGTTGAAGTTATGTCGGCAATGGATATGACGCTTAGTTTGTCTATCATTGTTTTGGAATTGTTGAAGCGTGTCTGGATGATGTACACGAAACAATTCTCAACACATTGAGAATCGCCTTTCGGG